TTGTTAAATTCGGAAGACACTTGACCACCATAGAACCTATTGACACTGAATTGTTTGTTGACTTTGTTATCAAGAATGGAGTCAAGCTAAACGACTGGGAAAAAGAGCATGTCTATGATGCGTTTGTGGATGACTTTGTAAAGCGCGAGCCTGTCGAAAAGGCACTTGAGCGATCTGTTATATTCATGGACAAGTGGACAACAGGAAAGAACTTAGAGCTAAGCAACTTCTTTAGAGAGATTACAGCAACAGAAGCAACGTATGTTATCAAGATGGGCAAGATTAGTCCATGGGTAATATTCCTTGCAGGAAGCGCAACTGAATTGCTCGACGAATTCAACGACGAGCAGTTTGGCATAATTGAAAGTAAAATTGATCCTAAGTTTTGGCAAGGTAAAATGATCAAGTACAAAGAGGACGTTACGTTTGCAAAGGAAATACTAGGAGCATCAGGCCTATGACAAAGAAGATCTCGTTTGATATTGACTTAGATTTTCCAGACCGTGATAAAGCATTAGCAGGACTCAAAGCCGCCCGCGCAATTATTGTTCGCCAAGACAGAACAGAGAAGCATAACACAGGTGTATACTTCCAAAACATACCGCGTGACCCGAGTACAAACCTTGCTACTATCGACTATAAAGAAGCCGAAAAACTTGGGTATTTTAAGGTTGATTTCCTCAACGCAGGTGTTTACGAAGGTGTTAAATCTAACGAGCATTTAAAGGCGTTATTAGCCAAAGAACCACGCTGGGAATTGTTACTGGCCAAGGATTTTGTAGAACTATTATTTCATGTTAAGGAATACTCAGGACTACTTAAACAGTACAGTCCAACGAGCGTGAATCAGCTTGCAATGGTGCTTGCACTAATCAGACCCGGCAAGAAACATCTTACAGGAAGACCCTGGGCCGATATTGAAAAGGAAGTGTGGACTCGCCCGAGCGACGGATCATATTTCTTTAAACGTGCTCACGCTATATCGTATTCGATAGCAATTACTGTGCAGATGAATTTATTAGTTGAGCAACTAGAGGAAATGGATTAGTCTGGTCGTCTAACCAGTTGTATTTGTCTGCGCTTAATACGCTTGGTTAATAAGTTGTTCATGCTAGTAATTGGCCCGAACGCAACCTCGGCATCTTTCATGGGTATAGTGGTTAAGCAATACTGAAAGTGTCTCATGGCCGAACCAAGGAACACATTAATAGGTAATTTGCGATTGCTTTCATGCCACCATATTTCACCTAGTGATAATATGTCCTTTAGTTCACTATCAATTCTTATCTTCCCAAAATCATAAAAGGTCATAATCTTATCATCGTGATTCTGTATGATGCAAATGTGTTCTCTTTCTTTGCATTTCACACAACTAATAAATGGAAAGTTTTCTCTAAACTTGTCTGTTAATATCATATCTCTTCTTATTGATAAATACGTGTAATTATATGTTTCAAGGGATTATCAGTGGAAACTTCTACCCAGCACCTATATTTATACAAAGATGTACGACGCCTATTACTCAAGCGAGATAGGTTTACTAACGATGTTATGGACAACGCACCTATGAATAAAAGACCAATGAAATTGCACAAGGGAGTAGATAACTCACTCCAGTTCAGAGTATTCAATCCAGATCGTACTCCAGCCAACATTTGTGACAAATCAGTTTATGCAAGAATTATAGATTTGGTAACAAGTGAAATAATTCTCGAAAGAAAACTGTATAACGGAGTAGCCAAAGGTTTCATGTCGTTAGAAGTTCTCGAAAGCGATTTATCCGATGTTCAAGTAGGACTATATAAAATAGTATTGGTCAAAGCGGACAATTTGATTACCGGCGTGATTGGCGATTATGTTCACACGGCATTTTACACAGATTACGACAACAACATTGACTTGACAATCGAAGTAACAGATCAAGCGAATCGCGCACCGAAGCCAAGCATTATTATACTAGAAGGCGAGTGGACCGAAAACAGATTCTTTGTAGTTGAATTACAGGACAGAGCTTCACGTTTTTACTCAGAAGCATTGCCTACTCCGCGTTCAAGTGGTGCAATCGGAAACTTGCACTCATTCTCAGTATACGCCGATAACTACACAGGTAAGTTAAAAGTTTTTGGTACCTTGGATCAAACACCTAATCCAGATATAGATCGCGGCTGGTTCAACATAAAAGTATATGATGATGCAGATTTCATTGAGTTCTTTGAATACACCGGAACGCGGTTCTTTTCATTCGAAGGAAATTATATGTGGCTCAAGTTTGTTTACGAGCCCGACCCTTCGGAAAATGATGGATCTATAGTAAAAGTGATTGCAAGGTCGTAACGGATGTGTTATAATAGCGACTATGGTAAAGGATACACTAGAAAGTTTAATACGGGATCACCTCGGTTCCGTACAGCAGACAAGGAAAGGCTGGTCAAGCCGCAACTGCATGATGTGTCATCATCATGGAGAGTCTCCTGATAGACGAGGCCGCTTCGGAATAGTATTTTCTCCGGACGGAGGCATTGCCACGAGTTGTTTTAACTGTAGGCATAAGTCAAAATTTGTACCAGGCGAAACATTTAGCAGAGAATTCTCGCTGTTCCTTCAAGAAATTGGAATACCCCACAACACAGTAAAGCAACTAAACTTCGATCTTTACAAAATGCACTATGGCAAGGATGCAGTTAAAGAACTGCAAATTGCCGAGAACATCAGTTCGAAGTGGATACCTGCTACATTACCCGCCAGTGCATTAACTGTGCAGGAATGGGCAGATAACGGATGCACTGATCGTAACTTTCTTAAAGTACTTGAGTATGCATATGAGCGCGGCATAAGAAACTTTGATCAGTTTTACTGGACACCACAGCCCAATGGAATGCTCAACAAGAGACTGGTTATTCCGTTTACATACAGAAATAATATTGTAGGCTTCACCGGTAGATACGCAGGCGAACCCAACAACAAAGCAATCACAAAATATTACAACATATCACCATCCGACTTTATATATAATCTCGATAGGCAAGATTCACACAATGATTATATTATATTGACCGAGGGTGTAATAGATGCGTATGCCATAAATGGCTTATCGACACAAGGCAACGAAATCAACGATACGCAAGTTGCGTTCATAAAGTCGTTAAATAAAACAGTTATTGTATTGCCTGATTTTGACAAAGGCGGCCGCCAGTTAGTCGATGTTGCAGTTGCCAATCGATGGGCAGTTTCTTTTCCGTTCTGGAATACAGAATTCAAAGATGCCGCCAAGGCAGTAGAAAAATACGGAAGAATAACTACTATGCTTTCAATACTGGAAGCCGCTGATTACGATACGTTTTCAGCACAGGTAAAATGGAGAATGAAGCATTGAGCGAGATAAAGGACTATACAAAAGAAATTGAGGATTTGTTTATTCAATTTCTGATCACAGATCCGGAACTGTTTATCCGATGCAAAGGAATTACCAAGCCCGATTACTTCAATCATAAAGAAAATCAATCAGTGATACGATTTCTTGAAGAACACAGTGCCGCCCACAATTCCCTGCCTACTATAGCACAGATTAAAGCTGTTACAGGAAAGAAAGGTTTAGAAAAGTTAGATGACATAAACGAAAGTCACAGTGATTGGTTTCTAGGCGAATACGAAACGTTTGTGCGACACAAGGCAATTGAAGCAGTAATACTGAATTCAGTTGATCTGGTCAAAGAGCATCGTTACGGAGAAGTTGAAAAAGCAGTCAAAGAAGCAGTACAGATAGGGCTAGTCAAGAACCTAGGTACTGATTACTTTTATGATCCTGTGTCACGCCTTAATGCTATTAAAGATAATAACGGTATGATTACTACTGGCTGGCGCGATGTGGATGCAAAATTATACGGCGGACTTAACCGCGGTGAAATTTGTATCTTTGCAGGACAATCAGGTGCCGGCAAAAGCTTATTCTTACAGAACATGGGCGTTAACTGGGCACAGGCAGGATTGAATGTTGTTTACATAACACTTGAGCTAAGTGAAAACTTAACTGGCATGCGTATAGATGCAATGATAGCAGGCATAGAAACCCGCGGTGTACTCAAGGACATAGACAACGTTGCCATGAAGGTAAAGAACTTCTATCGCAAATACAAAGGCGAACTACGCCTAAAACAAATGCCTAATGGTTGTACAGCACATGATATTCGTGCATACATCAAAGAGCTCGAAGTACAAACTGGCAAGAGGATAGATGCTGTGCTAGTAGATTACTTAGACTTAATGATGCCTGTATCTGCTAGAGTTAGTCCAAGCGACCAGTTTGTGAAAGATAAGTTCATATCAGAAGAACTTCGCAACATGGCAGTTGAACTGAACATACTTTGTGTGACAGCATCTCAGTTGAACAGGGGCTCATATGAAGAAGTCGAATTTGACCCAAGTCACATTGCAGGCGGTATATCCAAAGTCAACACAGCAGATAACGTGATTGGTATTTTTACATCGCAAGCAATGCGAGAAAGTGGAAGATATCAGATACAGTTCATGAAGACACGTTCATCGGCAGGTGTAGGTAGCAGAGTAGATTTAGCGTTCTCACCAGTTACATTACGAATAAGCGATTTAGATGAAGGTGATGACGATGCACTAACATCGAGCACCAAGAATGTGATGAGCCAGTTGCGACAGAGCAACACAGTGAAGCCCCCTGCTCAAGGAACCAGCCCTGCGTTATCAGATAAAAGAAACAAGACTGACACTAGCGATAAAGGACAGGGTGTAGGCCAACGTACAACACAGCTTAGGAACTTACTCAAAGGCATGGACAATTAATGGATAGCAAATTCAAGTTTGGTGACTACGAATTTGTTATGCTTACCGAAGCGGATTTTGCAGACTTTAAAGCAGTATCCGAGAGCGCAGAACCACGCCGACAAGCACAATTGTTTCAATGGGCATTAAGCAAACAAGCCTGGTTTTTTCTTTACATTGTTCGTTACCAAGGTGAAGTTATAGGACGAGTAGAGTCAAAGGTTATAAACCATGCAGTTCCTTTTTATGAAATTGGGCTCGAGGTAAAGTCCGAATACCGCAACTTAGGCCACGGCGAACAAATGATAAAGCATGTGGTAAGCTATTTAAAGAACACTTGCTTTGCTAAACGAATACATGGGGTAGTAAACGTAGACAATAAAGCATCAAATGCATTGTTTAGAAAAACAGAATTATTGCTAGAATGCACATTAAAGAACTACGGGGTTACTATTGAATCCGATCCTTGCGATTCAAATATTTATTCTGTAATTTTTTGATAAATACTGAAAACAAGAATAGAAGAGGTTGTTTTGAGCGATAATAACAGAGAAAGCATCATGAAGGCACTTAGCAGATACGTCCCGGTCGAAAGCCGTGAGGATGCATTCGAAATGCGTGCCCAGCATATTATTTCATCCGCAATAAATTTACTAGAAACGCTTGAACGTGAGTATAACAAAGAAGATTTTGACCAGCTTCAAAAGCGATTTATAAGCAGTATACGCGGTCAGGATCCTAAACGCTTTTCTCGATCAATCATGAAAATTAAGGAATCCAAGGACTAATGGCAACATCAAAGGATCTAATCAAAGGTTGGCTACAGTATGCAAAGCAGAATAATATCAAAGCAGGTAGCTCGGACGGACGCCCTGCAGAAGACAGTGATTTAAAATCATTCTTAGCGTCGGCTGATGTTGACGAAACTGTAATTGATAACATTGTTAGCGACTTGGGATTAACTGAGCCCGAACCCGAACCAGAAGATCGAAAGCTATCGGATGCTGAAGTTGGATATCTAAATAAAGCCAAAGCAACAATTAAAACGTTTAACAATAGACAAAAAACTCAGTTATACAGGGAATTAAAAAGTGATTGATAAGTTATTTGAATCAGTATCACGGAATGCAGTAACAATCACAGCCCAGCAAAACAGAGTTATTTCCGAATCGGCAACATTACTTTCTGAATTGCCGGATAAGGCAATACGACTTGTGTTAGCAGAAGCCGATTTGTCTCCTAGCGATGCCACTCGGATATTTAAAACCGCCGTTGCTATGCGTAGTGAAAAAGGGCTCGTTACCAAAGCAAAAGATGCCTATGTTGGCTCAGCTGACAAAATTGCAAAAATATCCACCCAGATTAAAGGTAAGCTCACCTCGCTTGTTAAAGCCGCCGAGCCATCTACCACTAAACTAATAAACATAATCAAGCAAGGTGGCCCAACAGCTACTCGCACCATCGAAATGATCGATAGCAAAATAGAAGCCCAGGTCTTAAAAACCCGTGAACAAGCCCGACGTCTACCACGTTCATACACACGCATCTCCGAAGAGATCGGCGAAATTGAAAAAGTAGCAAAAGGAGCACCACAGTACGGTGCCTTTGCAGTAGCGTCACTTGCCAGCGCAACAGACATGATGAAGCGCAACATTGCAGTGCCATCGATTATACTGTACTTGTCTACTGTCTCAGAAGTAATGAAAGGTAAAAAGTTATCAAGTGCATTAGAAAAATCAGTTAAAGACCTCGGGCCTGCAGATACTGCATCGGTAAATGAAAGCGATTTGGACAGCAACTTTGAACTGGACCGCATGCGTGAGTTAGCAGGGGCAGACAACGTAAACGAAAAGTTTGGCTTTGGCGATAAGCCAGAGTTAAGTTACGATGAGTTATTGACCACATGGAATAAACGCGGTCGACCAACTGACATAGATGAGATTAAAAAGATACTCAGTAGTGCAGGACTATCCAATCGTGAAATCAACAAAGCATTCGGCAAAGCTGATGTAGACAGTGGCGAAGGCAGTAACCCTAAGGTTACTCGCTTTGCAAACGCAATCAAAGGAATTAACTTAACAGCGCACGTTGTTGATTACTTAGAAACCATGTACCCAAAGGAAATATCTGAATCAGTGCAGTTAGAAGAAGCTGTTATATCCGACAGCCAGATCAAGCAAGTGCTATTGCGTGTTTCACGTGTAACAAATGCATCCGACGGCTCTCAAGCAAAAGCAGTTAGGCAATACATGACACGTTGGACACGCGAGTTTGCTAAAACAGACGATGCAGAAAGAGTTGCCGGCGAAGCTGTAAACTATTTGCACGACAGACAAGAATACGAAGAATACAGCGACCTTGTCAATGCAGTTACCAAAGTAATAAGAAATTCTTCTAAACTAGACAGCACAGTTAAAAAGAATATGCTTAACGACATTGCAGGCAAAAAGTTGTATAAAACACGCCAGACAGTAAGACCAGAGCAAGAAAAAGAACCAGGCAAAAAACAACGTGTCAGAATTAAGAACCCACCAGAAGCCGCTAAAGAAAAGCCAAGAGCTAGAGTTAGCACACAGCCAGGCGAGAAGACAAGAGTGCGACCATCCCGAACAATAGAATCTATTACACTGGAACAGTTGCAAAAAGTATTTGAAGATGCTATTATACGAAGTACAAAACTTCGCTATGGCAGAACAAGACATGAAACACTTTGAAGACCTACCCGCAAAAGACATACTAGATTTTTTATCTCGCCCTGCAGACTTTTCGTGTACTGAAAAGCTAGACGGTTCGAACATCGTTGTTGGGCGTGACGAAAAAGGCATTTACACCCGACGTGACAAGAAAGAAAAATACTATCGCGTAGAAGACTACGAGACCTCCTTCTTTACCAACTTTCAGAAATTAGCACTTGCTGCCTTGCTTGAACACTCCACTTATGTCGAACAACTAATCGAAATGGACGAGGAAGTGGGAGCAGAAGTACTAATCGGATTCCAGCCTAACGTTGTGTGTTATGTTCACAATACCGATGTGGTAACGATAGTGCTGTTTAAAAAAGCCCCCTTATATTTCTTGAAGTCAATAAGCGGTAAGACCGAAAACGTTAAATGTAAAACAGTCAATTTAAAATCATACACCGAAAGCGAAGTCAGCAAAAAACAACATTCGTTTCGCATACGCACCATTGACCACCACACACATGAATTAAATACCAGATATCTATCGAGTTTACAAATATTCCTATGTGCCACACAGCATGTTTCCGGTGTTGATCTAACAGTGCATGACATAATAGACTGGCCGCTAAACAGACAACATCCTGCAAAGTTTGATTTACCGTGGAAAGATGTTAAGCCAATATTCAAATCGTTACGTTCTAGATACCGCGACATACTAAGACAAAAAAAATCAACACTTTTTCCAGTGAACATGTTTACGGATTCGTTCAGCATGCTCAACGAGGGTTTTGTGATCACCGATGGCAACATTGAATTCAAGCTAGTGGATCAGCACGCCTTCCTTTTAGTAAAGAACTTTATATGGAAGTTTCGAGATACGATAAAGAACATACGAAAAGAAGCAGGCGAAATATCCACTCTTGAACAGGTAGCCGAATTAAAAAGTAAGTATCTCGATACGATAGATAAATACCAAGCAGAAGAAAAGAATTGTATAACTGTAATAGGCATCACCGGACACGAATACACTGAACGACGTACCGCTTGTGTAAGAACACGAGATAGAAGCGCCTTTGTTACAGCATTTGACGAATTATCAAGGATTGAAAGTGAGATTAGACGAAATTAAAAGAGACTTAGAACGCACGTATTTTAGCACATATTCGGCCGCTATTAATCATGCAAGGTTAGTTGTCGAGAAACAAGGCTTAGATGTAAGCGAAGATGATTGGTTCCGATTGGTTAACAACGGACCTCGTAAGCCACCTGAGGGCGAAACTGTTAGTCTGCTTCTACCGTTACACAAAGATGGTAAGGAACTAAACAAAGGCATAGCAGTACAAGTATACAACCGCGGTACCGAAACCACTCCGTTTGAACTGAACTTCTATATATCATGAGATTATTCGAACTCACACAAACAAACGAAGACGATGATCCGTGCTGGAAAAACTATAAAATGGTCGGCATGAAGACCAAAGACGGCAAAGAAGTACCCAACTGTGTTCCCGAAGGTGTCAATGAATATGTTGTAGATGATAACATCGTCGAAGTGTACGGTCCTGTTGCATCTCAGCTAGAAGAAGCTGACTACCAAGGCAAGCAGGTTGAGTTAAACAAGCCCAAACGCGGCGGCTCTAAAAAGTATTATGTCTATGTCAAGAACGCCAAGGGCAATGTGGTCAAGGTTAGTTTTGGCTCTCCCGACATGAGTATCAAGCGATCAGATCCAGATGCAAAGAAAAGTTTCCGTGCTAGACACAAGTGCGACCAGAAAAAAGACAAGACATCTGCAGGCTACTGGTCATGTAGATCGTGGAGCAAAAACGCACCCTGGGTCTAGTTGACAACCTCTACCACTTAGCGTATACTAAAGGCATTAACACTCATAGGAGAACAACATGGGCGGCAATGCCTTTAGTAATGTTAAGCCAATCAAGAAAGAACATATCAATACAACTGTTAACGCTATAGTAACAGCATTCGGTATACCGTCAGATTATAAACTACTTGGATCAGCGGGCAAGAAGCCAATGAGTGGAGACCTTGATATTGCAGTCAATTTACTCACAAAAGAAAAACAAACTGAATTGTTTGTGGTTGCAAAGACACTGGTCAACGACCACGATGTTAGAAAATTCGGTGGCAACATTAGTTTTCCATGGACAGTTGCCGAGACAGGCGATAAAGTACAAGTTGACTTTATATTTGGTAATCCGACTTGGCTTAACTTTTATTATCACTCGCCTAGCGCAGAGGAATCGTGCTTGAAAGGCACTCACCGCAACACCGCAATATCAGCACTTGCATCCATGACAGACAGAGAAGAATTGTCAACCGATGTTAATGCAGATGGTCTTTGTGTTGATTGCAAGCGTTACAAGTGGTCTTCTAAAACAGGACTTACCAAGATTCGTAGAACTTATCGGTTTCTTCCCAATGGTGTATACGCAAAGACATCCAAGGAAACCGAACTCGAAGGCCCGTATTACAACCCTGCTGAAGTCGCAAGACTGCTATTCCGTGGTCAGTTAAATGATAAATACCTAACAAGCGCAGAGAAGATCATAGAAGCAGTTGGCATTGTGTATGCGCACGATGTAAAGAAACGCGAAGAAATTTATAATCGCATTGCAGATAATTTCTCTGATCACCACGATTTAAAAACTAAGAGTTGGGATTACCCAACTGAAATAGCACGCTACATCAAGTAGCCGCAAAGGAAGTACAATGACATCAAATGGATTTGATAAATTTCTAAAAGAATTTGAAGACAGTTGCTGGGAAAGCTCAGGCCGCATTACCGAATCACTTGATTGGCACGATATTATAAAAACAGGCCGCCCGGCCACAGTATCCGGAAGAAACACATACCCCGGATACGTGTACGACAATACTTTCTATTACATGGGCCACGACAATCAAGTTAAGTTCGTTGCCACAGACAAACTTGGTGATAAGCTACAAGTATCTAAAGCTAAACCTCTTTCAGTGCCAACCGCTCATGCAGACGATGATGACGACATCGAATTGTTACCGGACGATCCTAAGAACGAAGGGTTTATATCACATGGCGTCAGGCACGGTTTGTCCCGTGTATTCAACCAGAAAAAGCTAGATTCTGCGGTCGCAACATTCAAGAAGCTATCTGCTAACAATGCAGTACACGGCATCAAAAAACCGCTAATAATTGCCGCACAGATGATGGATTTAGATCCTCGTGTATTGCGTGCAGAATTAGAAAGCCGCGACATTGATCCTGATGATCCTCTTGCCGAAGGCAACTTAGGCACCAAAGAAAGACGCCCGGGAAGAGGTCAGCCAAGGGGATTGAGCTTCACGGATACCATGGGCATTATTCGAACTGTCGGTAAAAGTAACGATTACGACATTGTCAAGACGCACGCCACAAGCGATGGTATGGTTGCACTGATACGTGACAGCAAAGGCGATGCATATGAAGTCACAGTAAAGCCATCCTACTACGGAAGTTACTTTGATCGCGAACGTGGTGTAGTAGAAGCCGAAGCCGCTGAGTGCCCTGTGAGCTACGACGATGTAATAAATTTTCACGAAACTGCAAGCTCACAAACCATTGCACACTTTGACAGGTTGCTTGAATCCGACCAAGTAGACGACGCATGGCATGTTATCAATAGCACAGTAAGCGCACAGGACGATATCGACGAAGATATGCATAAAGACTATGCTACCATGAAAAGCAAGCCAAATGACTACTTAGACGGCGATGAATTCGTCGGATAAGGATATATTTTCTGCCAAAGATGATAAATAAAAACAATAGCAAACAAAAGGTTTGCAAAAAAATTATGGAGAAACATTATGACAATTAAAGTTAACGGTGGCATTCAGCCAGGTGTTTGGGTAGAACGTAACGTAGAATTCGTTACATTAACATTCAGCGCCGATATCACATCTTCTGCGTTTGATATTCCAAACTCAGTTCTTGATAATGCAATTGCAAAATTGCTTGAAAACAAAGCAACTGTACTTGCAGTATCTGAACTTTATGCCACGGGCACAAAGGTAGATGTTATGCTTGGTCATGCACAGGGTTACACCTCACTTGACGACGATGCTATCATCTCAACTGGTACTACAGTTGATGGCGATGACGCAAATGGTGATACAGTTGCCGCAACTGTTGAAATCGCATTTGCTGTATTCAGTGGACTACGTGCCGCAGTAGCTGGCGACTTAACATTGTTCGAAGGTCAGTACTTCCGTTCAATCTAAGTATAGCGCAAAAGTAAAATGAAAAACGGACCACGGTCCGTTTTTTTATGACTAACGTTTCTCGAAACGATAAATACACAAAATAACTATTTCAGGAGAAATATCATGGTTCTAAGAGTAAACGGCGGAATTGTATCTGACCAGATGCTATCGGGTAGCCTGTCACACTTTAAAATTATTGCAGATACCAACTTCGGCTATGTAGTAAGCGACGGCTCAATAACAATACCACCATCAAGCAAAGGCGGTCCAACAGGATCAACTGTGCAGTACTTTCATTTAGTTGGCGAGGACGAAGCAGTGCCAGAATCAACAGCCGAGCTAATTTTACGAGCTATTGCAGAACGATGCACAATTGTACAAATTGGTTTAGTAGGCACACCAGAGTGTGCCGAGATACACATTGCAGTTGAAAACACTTCAATTGGTTGGATAGACGAAGACGGCGAAATTGATGTTGCCGCCATGACTGCCGCAATTGTTGCATTAGGTACTGTCACTGTAAATACTACAAACGGCGGCCCTGCAGGCGATAACACAGTCACACCAGTTACTGAAAACATCGATTTAACTAGCACAACAGTTACAGAAGTATCCTACGTATTGGCATAACATAAAGGAGCAAAGGAATGAGACGTATAAATGGTGCGGCCACCGCACAACAATCTGTTACAGGTTCGTTACAGTATTATGTTGTTTATGCTTCATCTCCTTTGGCTTTTACTGACCCTAACACCAATCCTGCAGAAGCAGATGAGATAACACGTGGTGTTAACATCGAAACCACTGGAGAAATAAAAGATCAAAGCCAGAAAAACTTTGAGATATTTTTACAGGCAATAGGATTAAGATCAATGCCGGTTATCATGAATGACCCAGAAGCAGTTGCAGATTTAGTAACAGCAGGTGCACCTAGCTTAACAGGCGAAGGGTTCATTTGGAAATTTGCAAGCGATCGTGCAGACATTTTTTATGATTACTCAAACGACAATCCAGTAGGACTGTTAGTTAGCGACATGCATGGGTTAGTAATAGATAGTGGTGTGCAAATTATTACAGCTGGAAACGGACTAAACACCGAATTCACCAGCGTTAACAAGTTATAAAGGAACACATGAACTTACAATCACAACTCGGCAACATTGCTAGTAGAGAAAATTATATTGCAGAAAGTCGAAACATTACCAAAGAAGAAGCTCGTACTATAATCAAGAACATGAGCTTCGGCGAATACCAAACCATGCTCGAAGCAAATGCAGATAAAGGAAATGTAGGAATACAAACCACGCAATCCATGGATCCCCCGACACCACAGAACATGAACAAGCCTAGAGTTCCTGATTCAGCAATGTCCAGACCTGCTAGCACTGCACCTCCTGCAAGCTCGGAAACAATGGATCCGAATATGACCAAAGCATTTGATGATGCTATTGCTCAAGCCGCACCAGGCGAACAACAAGAACTAGAAAAGATTAGAGATCTTGCAAAAACAGATCCAAATGCCGCTGGCAAACAATACAAAGAGTACGAAGGCCGTAGCGCACGTGGTAGAAATGCAACAAGTCCAATATCAGCTTTTTTCAATAAAATGGGAACTGGTATGAAAGCAGGCTTTGCCAGTCAGTTTGCAAAAGAAAGCGCAGACTTGTCTCGACTACGTGAGTTAGCAGGAATATCCGAAAGCGCAACAGTTGGTTCGACATCAGCAGGTAACATTGCTTCAAGTCCGTCGATCATCGGCGACACCAGCGATTCACACAAGCCGTCTGTTCAGCTAAGAAAGTTTAACAGGCTTGACCGAGAGGAAGAGAAGAACCAAGATGAAATCCAGGATAGAAAAGACACCAAGCAGAAATCCAAAAGCAAGGAAGAAGACTTCCAGCGACTTATTAAACGATAAGTTTGGATCTCTAGTAACCAGTGTTATTGAGTCTGCAAAGGCCGATAGTGTTCCGTATCTGTACAACAAGACAGAGATATACCTTGGCGATCACTTTATAAGTAAAGTAAAGGACTCGTACATTGTGTATAAGAACAAGCAAGTGGTCAGTAACGAAGCTTGTTATTTTTTACTAGAGTCTGCCATGTTGGTGTCGGTTGCCCTACAGCAAAAGAAAGTTTCGATGCTGTGTAGCATACAAGACCTGGACAAACAGTTTACTAAATATTACTTCGACTGTTTACATTTATATCGGACTATTACAACACTTAGAAAAGGCGACGACGAAGATAATTCCCGTGCCAACGCACTTGTTGTTAAGTATGATTATGCAAAAGAAAAGCGCAACCATTACAAAGCACTGATTCGACAATTATGTTTGATAAACATCAAGAAATGATAAATACTAAAAAATTCCGAATAAAGGACATATTATGCTGTTGAAAGACTTCGAGAAAGCTTCAAATCGAAGATTTTCTGTTATAACACGTACATTGAAAGAAAATTTCAATGTTTCGATTAAAAAGGATACCTGCTTAAAGGACCTTGACAAGATTTCCGAATCTGTTGTGCAGAAAATTGACAACCTGAAGCGAAAAGGCAAGAAAAGCGAAACTTGCCCAGACCTATCAAAATTTATTTTGATGCGTGAAGCTGTGCAAATTTTGCAAGCTAAACATGAAATAAACGAAAGTAAACAAGATCAAGCCTATGCTCAAGTAGTTAAATGGTTATGTGATTTCGTAGTCAAGGCAACAACAGTTGGCGATGAGTTCGAAGATGCATTACGATCTGCAATGAAAGAGTACAGATCAAGCCACTGGCGTTTTGACGACATGCGCGTGCAAAACGACGTGTCCAATATATGTACCGCCCGACTATCAGACGGCAATGAATACCCAGATGTAAACCCTCAACAAGGTACCCAAGAAATGAAACTAGAAAGCCGCGACATCACAGAAAGCTTTGTTAAGGATCTACGTAAGTTACTAGAATCCGAAGTAGAAGAAGCAGAAATTGTAATAGCAACCAAGGGCTTTAGTAAAAGCCTACAAGAAATGATCGAAAAAATCGGTCGTTTACAAAACGAAGACCTTCCGCCACTTGCTGACCAAATGCGTCAGAACTACGGCAATGCCGAAGCGCATGGTTTTCATGAAACAACTCAATTAACTCTACAGCATGTACTTGATGCATTGTACGAGTCAAAAGAACAAATTGATAATGCTGTACAGGAAATGGCACGAGGCAACTTGAACTTTGCAGTTGACATGGACCTAGATAGCCAAAATGAGTTGGGAGATATGGGCTCGGCAGATGACGTTGACATGGATATCGATTTAGACATCGACGATGGCGCCGAAGGCGATTTAGACATTGACTCAAGTCTTGATGGCGACTTGGATGACTTAGACGTCGAGCTTGGAGATATGGGCGCGGCAGATGAAGACGAAGCATTAGGACGTCCACGCAACGAATCAGCCAAGCGTAAACTTGCACAGAAGATGAAGCACTTGCAAGAGCAACTAGCCAAGCACAAAAAAGTAAAGTAATGAGAGCACACGAACTACTAAACGAAGGGCATGCTGATCAACTGCTTTCAACAATGAACGATTTGATTGCGTCCAGTGTTGCTAGGGGTGTAGAAACAATTAGCGTATCGAAGTTAGTACGTGCCTTACGAAACATGGGCATCAATGCAACAGAGGAAGGAATTCTGTCTGTTGTAGCTGATAGCCCATTTGTTAAGTCTGCTCAAGGTGACGAACTGAACGTGGGACAAGAAACCAGCTTGACGGACACTGGCGAAAACTCGGGTGACCAGGTTGATTCAATGGCCGACAGTGCAGTAGACATATAGGATAATCATGTCAGATAATTTTTTATCAGCAAGCGAAGCATCGAATCTTGTTAGTATTAATAAAGTGGTACTAAAAGAAATTAATTTAATACAAGAAAAGATACTTGATGCTGTGCAGAATTGCGCCAATGGCAACGATGCAGATTACTGCATATCGGGTACTTATTGCACAGTGGTAGCAGGCGACACACCAATGACTTTCTTTGGTTCGCTTGCATCTGCAATTGTGACCAACGCCGGTCAGGATTACCAGCCAGTAGTTGCAACAGTTGAGTTCGATGGCCCAGGAACAGGTGCAACAGCTGATTTAACCATTAATGCCACCGGCAGCATTACCGAGGTCACTCTTACAGCAGGTGGCACTGGGTATACAAGCGGCGGCTTGGCAGATGCAACCATTGTAATTGTACATCCATCGGGCATTGAGTTCGATGCAACTGTACAAGTTGATTTAAGCACAGGAGAGATAACGGGCGTTACTATTATATCTAGTGGTTCGGGCTATGTTCCTTTACTTCCTACTATTGCGTTATCGAACGCTGGCAATGGAGCAGGTGCAGTGTTAACACTTGCAGTAGACGACACCAACGGTTCGATCACCGGTGTAACAATTGACAATGTCGGTCACAGCTACCAATCGACCACAACAGCAACGGTTGTGCCAGCAGAAACATCAGGTGGTGCAGATGCAACGGTATTAGTAACATTCACAACAAATCCTATACCAGGCGTAGATCCACTTAACTACTATTTGTATCTTAGCGACCAGGCAGCGGCTTGCCCAGTTGAAAAAGATATACAAAGCGTTATAACATACTTCCGCAAAAAAGGTTACAGCATAACCGCACAAATCAACTCAACAACAAATACCACAATTCAGTGGAAAATCTGTTGGTGCTAGGTTGACAACCGAATAGCATTCTGTTATAATTACAGGATGCTATTATCTCAAACATACAATTATAAAGAACTCGACAGAGTCACTCGAAATGGATATCGACACTACGAAGTAGGTGGTAATCGTCCATTACCCTCAGTAACCACCGTGTTAGACAGCACCGCAGATAAGTCTGCTCTTGTTGCTTGGCGTGAGCGTGTAGGCGAAGTAGAAGCTCATCGAATTTCAGAACAATCCAGAGGTGTAGGCAACCAACTACACTTGAACCTCGAAAACTATATCAACCACGGCACCAAGCCCACTGGCAATTACTTCTCACAAGTTCTTGCCAACCTAATAATCAAGAAAGGATTAGCGCACGTCGATGCAGTGTGGGGCATAGAAGCGCCACTATTCTTATCTGATATGTATGCAGGCACAGTGGATTGCGTAGGACTACACCGAGGCATGCCGGCAATCATTGATTTTAAAAACTCAAAACAAGATAAAAAGAAAGAGTGGATAGAAGATTACTTCTTGCAACTCGTTGCGTATGCAGAAGCCCACAATGAAATGTTTGACACAGACATACAAAAGGGTGTTATAATGATGGGCTGTCACTCAGGACGTTACTTAGAGTTTGTCATTGAAGGCGAAGAGTGGAAGAAATATAAAACAATGTGGTATGATCGTCTTTATTCCTTTTACGAAACATACAAATTCGAATAAATACATAAAACGAATAACATCAAGGATTGATAACACATGGCTGACCAGCAAACAATTATCTCGGCAAGAATTCAGAATAGAAGAGGGTTAAGACAACACTTACCTCAGCCTCTGCTCCCGGGCGAGCTAGGTCTTGCAGTCGATACAGGACAGCTCTTTATTGGTGCCGACCCAAATAACCCCTCAAGTATAACTGCACCGATAATCGAAATATATAACGATTACATTACAGACACCGTATCGAACGAATCGATATCCAACTCGTATGTTGCAGTTGCCAATCAAGTTCTAGGAACTGTACCAGTTGAACCTGCAACTGCATTTGTATCAAGTAGTTCTGGAACCGGCGCAGTGATCGAAGTAGAAGTCAATAACGGCGGTCCGGTGACTGAGTTTGTAATCGAAAACGATGGGGAAAACTATACCGCCGGTGTCAGAGCCACATTGGTGGATCCAAATGGCACCACTGAAGATTTAGTAGTAGCAATAAATGGATCGGGTAATATTATATCGATCTCATCGATCACAACGCTACAACAACCGGACCCCACTAGGTCAGTTGAAGACAGCTACACCAACCCTGTTATAGAGATAACAGATGTATTGCCCAATGTCACTGCAAGCGCACGCGCACTGGTTTCAAGAGGTTCCGTAACCAGTTTTATAATTGGTGAGCCGGGTACAGGATACGGTGGTAGCAGTGGCGCGGGCTCAGGTACCGGGGCAATTGAAAGTGTCACTGTAACCAACTCCGGGTCATTTTACACAAGTTCCGGTGTCACTATTAATTTAACTGATCCGACTGGCACAGGTGCAGTACTAGAAGCTGTGCTGGTAGACGCCACTGATCCCGACGGCTTCCCTGCCGGTCGGCAAGTTCAATCTATTACAGTTGTCAATGGAGGCACTGGGTATACCAACCCGACAATTGTAATAACTTGTAACAACTTCGAGGGTTTCGGTGCCACAGCAACAGCAACATTCACCGCAGTCGTACCATCTGCACCCGGAGCGATTGATGCCACAGTGCATATTGAACATCCGTATGGCTCGGGATTTTCCGCACAAGTAACTGAAGTAGACGCCGACGGTGGAATACAAGCCATAAACATAATAAGTGGCGGATTAAATTACCAAGATGTTACATACGGGTATGTTGTAAGAGTAGATTTGTCATACGAATACCAAGACACCGATAACAATACTGTTACTGCCTATGCCAATTTGCCCAGTGTTAATACCAATACATCTGCAACAGGTGCATCATCAGTAATGTTTGTGCCAGAGTATAACAGAATTGATGAAGACTATGCCGGACACCAGTGGGTGTTCATTGCATACAAATTGCCGTTTGGCAATACTGAACCGACATTTCCGTTTGAATATGTACCAGATCAGAGCTTACCGGACGAAACTACTACCGCAGATCTTAAAACAAATTTAATACCGTTCCCGCATGCTGGTGGCCCAGCCGGCAATGATCCTTTTTATTCTTTTATAGGACAGACACTCGATTTATCAATTGCATTTCCCGGCGAAGAACCATATAACTCAGCAGACGCGGCCAGCGCGGCGCAAGCACTTAACTGGTCGTTTGATAACGGACTAAGCGGGTTCGAATATGTTGACAACGCAGGCGATATCAAAGACTTTGGTATTGTCGGTGCCACCGGCAGAGGAACTGGTTTAGTAACGGTTGTTCAGAACATCGAAATAAAAACCGATCGTGGCAATGATTATAACGCTGAGATTGCAACACTTGTACGTGAACTTCGATCAACTACTCGACTTGCCAACAACAACGCTTTCAACCGAGGATTAGAATCACGCTTGCCAACGCCTCGTGTAACAGTAGAAGACGGCATATTGTCAGCAGTGACATTGGGCGATCAGCCCAATGGCAAAGGATATATATTCCCAGCAGTTGCATATCAAGATGGCGGCGCACTTGTAACAGGCAGTGCCAGTAACGAAGTTATATCACTCACCGTAAATAGATCAATATCTAAGATTGATGTTACCACAAACGGAACAGGATACGACATAAACAATCCGCCTAGCGTAACCATCGAAGATAACCCACGCGGCACCGGCGCCATACTAACTCCAATTGTATTAGATGGAGTTATTGCCAGTGTAGTAGTAGAAAATGCAGGCCTCGGGTATACCAACGCATTGTACAGAGTGTATTGTTCGAATGCAAATCCTGCAGATCCTGTTGAGCTCGAGGTAGTGGTAGCAAACAGCAGAATTTCCGGCGTTAATGTACTATCAGGCGGCGACGATTTTGCATTTCCGAGAGTGTTTATATATGACGAACCAATATGGATTAAACCAGATGGCACCACAGTGCCCGGCTCGCTAGCCTCTGACGAACAAATTATACCTGTATTAAAAGTAGACAGCATTGTACTAGAAACCGAAAACGTAGACGGCAGTACTTTCACACCGTCATTCACTTTAAATGACGGTGATGTAATCACAATTGGAACAAACAACACCAGTGCATTCGACGGTCGTATTATACCTGCAAATAGCCCAGGTAACCCAACTGGAGACCCAGTTGCACTACAGGCAGGTGGTGCCACATTTACAGTTAATGCAGGGGCAATCACAGTTGTCAACCCAGGCGGTGATTACACACTGGACCCTGAGTTGGCCAAGACAATATCGTACAATCAGACCCAGCCATCGAGTACCGGACCTAATGGAAACATTAAACCAATAGTATTCCGAAACGGTGTAGAGCTTGTAGGTGCTTCAGTTAAGTTTTCAATCGAGAAAGTGTTACTATTAAGAAATGGCGAAGTAATTGATATAATAGATGGAGACTCAGGATTGGGCTCCGACTTCTCCCCGAACAATACAAATGTGCTGTTTATTGATGTCAAAGGAGAACCGACATCATTTGCCGAGGCAGAAGTCAGTGTCACCAGCAACACAATTGCAGAAATAGCATTAACTAATAATGGCGCGGGATATTATGTACCAGAGGTATTGATAACCGGACCTGGTTCCGGAGCAACAGCAAGGCCAATAATTAGAGATGGTGTTATAACTGACATCACTATAACTGATCCTGGTGATTTTTACTCGTTAGAAACATTTACGGTTAGCGGTCAGGCAGTGATCGATCCTAATGATATCACATGGGGCAACCCCGGGCCAATCACTGCCATTGATATCAATGGCACTGGCACAACAACTGATCAGGGAGCCGGATATACCCGCGCACCAATTGTTACCATCACCGACGCCAACGGCCCGGGCGCTGGAGCAAGCGCCAGCGCAAATGTAACAGACAGCAACGGAAAGCTACTGGGGTATATCACAAGTATCAATATGGTTAACAATGGCACTGGATACGTCGAGCCAGTTGTTACCATCGGTAAGCCAGACACCGAGATACAAGTAATTATAGGCACCAACGG